CAATCTGAACTCCTCACCTTGTCACAGATGCAGAAATGCACCTGCGATTTTCTGCATTCTGCGGTTTCCGTTAAGGAGGCCGTATGACTCTTCCAGTAGACGGTATCAAACTCCATCGCGGCAACTTCGCGGCTATCGGCCAGCAGATTCAGCCATTGCTGGATGCAGGGCAATGCTTCCGCCTACAAGTCAAACCATGGCGGGAGAAGCGGAGCCTTTCGCAGAATGCGCTCAGCCACATGTGGTACACGGAAATCAGCGAGTACCTCATCGCCCGCGGTAAGACCTTCGCTACGCCTGAGTGGGTCAAAGACGCGATGAAGCACACCTATCTCGGCTACGAAAGTAAGGACCGGGTAGACGTCGTGTCCGGAGAGGTAACCACGGTTCAATCACTCCGCCATACGTCAGAGCTGGAAACCGGCGAGATGTACATATTCCTGTGCAAAGTCGAAGCCTGGGCGATGAATATCGGCTGCCACCTGACCATTCCGCAGAGCTGCGAGTACCAGCAGCTGCGCGATAAGCAGGAGGCCTGATGTCTACGCCACTTTCCCGCGTCATCACAAATGAAATCTTCCGCGTTCCGGCGCGCCGCCAGCTTAAGCCCGCGGTTAAGCCGTCCGACATCCCGACCTTGAAAGGCTACACCGCCCGTCTGGTGGATCAGAAATGGCTGCGTCTCGCGGCGAGGAGGGCGCATGGCTAATTTATGCAAAGCGGCACGCGGCCGCGAATGTCAGGTGCGGATCCCAGGCGTATGCAACGGCAACCCTGAAACCTCAGTACTGGCTCACATTCGTCTTGCTGGCCTCTGCGGGACCGGAATCAAGCCACCTGACCTGATCGCAACCATTGCATGCAGCAGCTGTCACGACGAGATTGATCGCCGAACACGCCTGGTCGATGCGGAATATGCAAAAGAGTGCGCGCTGGAAGGTATGGCTCGCACGCAGGTCATCTGGCTTAAAGAGGGGCTCGTAAAAGCATGAATGAATACCGCATCAGCCTCCCGTGGCCGCCGAGCAACAACCGCTACTACCGACATAACCGCGGACGCACGCACATCAGCGCAGAGGGGCAGGCGTACCGAGACAGCGTCGCCAGAATTATCAAAGACTCAATGCTCGATATCGGCCTGACCACGCCCGTGAAAATCCGTATCGAGTGCCACATGCCGGATCGCCGCCGCCGGGACCTGGACAATCTACAAAAGGCCGCATTCGATGCCCTGACGAAATCCGGTTTCTGGCTCGATGACCAGCAGGTTGATTACTACAGCGTGAAGAGAATGCCGATCGTCAAAGGCGGCAGGATTGAACTGACCATCACCGAACTGGAGGCCGAATGAACCACACAGACTTCCTGCGGTACCAGGCCGAAAGCGTAAAGCGCGCCAGCATGCCGCCAGTAGCAAAGCACAGCCAGACAAAAACCAACCAGCCACAGAAGGAAGCCGCGTAATGAGAAAGCTCACACCAATTTACACCATGGTTAACTTTGTCGATGACGCCCATTTCCGGCGTGTCTGGAAGCATCCTAAGAAGACCATCACAACCAAGCAACGAGCCTGGGTGCAGTACATGATGTCAGTGTGGGGCAGAATTAATCGCGGCGATGACTCACCAGCTGGCGCTGTTAACGTTATTGGCCGCCTGATGATCCGGACTCAATGGAATCCTGATATGGGTGGACACATCGAGAGAATGGTCAACTGGCTTTATAGCGACGAGGGTGGGGCGCTGAGAGGTGAGGAACTCTATAAGAAAGCTCGCGAACTGGTCATCCCTCAATCCTCTACCAGCAACATCATCGCTCTCGCCAAAGAATCAGATGATGCAGCGTTCGTTGAAAAGGTGATGGTCAAGTTATTCCACCGTGAAAGCCCAGTCCGCGATTACGCCATTAAACGATACTGCGAACGCAACTGCACGCAAGATATCGCCAGGAAGATGCACCTGATCACCGGATTAGATATCCAGGCTTGCCGCCGCCGGGTTGTCTGGTGTGAAAAAGTATTCGAAGCAGAATTTTTCTATGCAATGAAGCGCGAAATGGAGAGTGAGATTTCTCTAATTGCTGATTAAATGAAAAATATTTCTCAAATAACTTGATTTGGCGAAATAGAAGTGTATATTTTCAGATATGCTCGGACGTCAAAGGCGAAAGAGCGGAGTGGTGAGATAACAGAGGCGGTGCTCACCATTGATACCGCCTAGTTGGTAACTTCGACGGTTCGTTTGGAACTCCAACCATCGCAGGCTGAGAGGTCTGCTGACACTACGGAAAGACGTGTAGGCTAGCTGAGATAAGCCGTTATGAGGACTTGGGATGCGTCAAGTCGAAGGCTCAGCCATAGAACCGCATATAAACATCAAGCCACTGGTTAACGCCGGTGGCTTTTTATTTGCCTGTAGCTCAGAGGAAAGAGCAACCGCCTTCTAAGCGGTTGGTCGCTGGTTCGAATCCAGCCAGGCGAGCCAAACCCAGCCAGGGTATTTACGGCCAGAGAGCCGACATTGCCTTACCATCACATTGCCAGCCTGTCGCTGGCTTTTTTATTCAGGCCGCAGACAATCAACACCAGATGCCCCGTAGCTATCGTGTCTGACGGCCTTTCCTACTACACGAACAGCACCCGCAAATAACGCGAGGTGAGAGCATGTATCGAATGGAAAAAATAACCACTGGTGCAGCCTATGGTGCTTCAGCCGGGAGCATCCTCAACGGAATGTTGAATGCCTACAGCCCCGAGCAGTGGAATGCGATCGGCGTGCTGGTGGGTATCATCATTGCCGTACTGACGTACCTGACGAATCTGTATTTCAAGATCCGCGAAGACAACCGCCGCAGCAGGAGCCGAGATGAACCCGACACTCAGGAATAAGCTGGTGGGTGCCATTGTTGGCGGATCCGGCGCTATTACTATTGCAGCTGTAATGCTGGGCAACGCTGATGGTCTGGAAGGTCGCCGCTATTACGCCTATCAGGATGTCGTCGGTGTATGGACTGTTTGCGATGGGCACACCGGTGCCGACATTCGCCGCGGACACCGCTACACCGACAAAGAGTGCGACAACCTTCTGAAGGCTGACCTGCGGAAGGTGGCAAACGCCATCGACCCGCTGATAAAGGTTCGCATCCCTGAGCCTACCCGCGCCGCTCTTTACTCCTTCACCTACAACGTTGGTTCTGGTGCTTTCGCCAGCTCGATGCTGCTTAAGAAGCTGAACGCCGGTGATGTGCCGGGGGCATGTAAAGAACTACAGCGCTGGACGTATGCCGGTGGCAAGCAGTGGAAGGGGCTTATTACCCGACGCGAGATTGAGCGTGAAGTATGCGAATGGAGCCAAAAATGAGAGTGGCATTACTGGTAGTAGTATTCATGCTTACGGCCTGTGATCGTGGCCCTGAGCCAGCAAAATCAACAATGGCTGTTTCCTCTCAACTGTCCTCTGACGCAGACCGCATTAAGGTGACCAAAATGTCAGAGTTCAGGGATGCCCTGGCTTACGATAACTGGCGTGGCGTATACCTCATTCAGGATCAGCAAACCGGGAAGGAATACATCGGCATAAGCGGTATCGGCATTTCAGAAGTAGGTTCGCATACGCAGCTGGTTGGCAAAGTTCAGCAATCCGTAAGGGATGAGCGATGAGCCGATTAACAGCAATCATCTGCGCTGTCGTTATCTGCCTGTTGGTTTCCATGGCCTGGGCGATTAACCATTACCGCGACAACGCCATCGCCTACAAAGACCAGCGCGATAAGGCCACCAAGAATCTTAGCGTGGCTAACGACACCATCAAAGACATGCAGACCCGCCAGCGTGATGTCGCTGCACTGGATGCCAAATACACCGGAGAACTGGCTGATGCGAAAGAAACCATTGAGCGTCTGCATAGCGATGTCATTGCTGGCCGTAAGCGGCTGCACCTCAACGCAAACTGTCCCGCGAACGGAGCGACCAGCACCGGCGGCCTGGGCGATGCTTCCAGTCCCCGACTTGCTGACTCCGCTGAACGGGATTATTTCACCCTCAGAGAGCGAATCGAAACAGTGACGAAGCAGGTGGGTTATTTGCAGGAATACATCACCAGGCAATGCCAGTAACTACTTAAAGTATTTATCCATAGGGTCGTAATGCTGGTATTTTCTGTAAAAAAAGAGCCAGTAGACAAATCCTATGGCAGCACCTAGCCCCGCCATCATGAGATAAAGATCCTCGCGGTGGTTAAGTAAGTCAGAGAAGGAATATAAACCTTTCCATATCTCAATAAGGCTACCGCCAATCACCACATCTAAAATCAGAGCCATCAGTGGCAGGGCGATAGCATATGCCGCCATGAGGTAGAGCAGAGCTCCAAGTCTGTACTTGGTATTTATGTGCATAGCCTGCCTCCTTAAAAGTTGCTATGAAGCATAACATAATCAATAAAGAGCCTGGCTTCGGTCGGGTTTTTTATTGCCATCACCATGGGCTTACCCATCGTAATGGCGTTAATTTATAGAAGCTTGGCTATCACAGCGGCCTTGATCAACTCGTCCATAAAGTGATTTTCTAGGTTTTCAGCATAATCAATAGAGATTGATGGCGCTTCTGGTCGGCTTGGGATTGTCATCGTGTTATCGCTATCGATGTGGAAAACAGCAAACTTAATAATCTCGTCCTTCTCTTTGATGCAGAGTGCGATTTCAGCTATAGGCTGTTTGCCTGCGAACCTAATCCTTGTCTTGCTGAAACAGTGGAAATCGCACTGCGGAATTTTAATCTCAAGCTCATCATTCTCCATCACAAAGGTAATCTCGCGATTAAGTGATTTTGAACTGCTCCAGTAATTGTACACACGGTCAAAGAGGCATTTTTTCTTAAAAAGTAAGTCTTCTCCTTGTGAGCCCAGAGCACGTGACAGTGTTGCAAATTTAATCGTTTCCATAATCACTCCATAGGGTTTTACATGGCACTCACCGACAAACAAGAAATGTTCTGTCGCGAGTACCTCATCGACTTAAACGCCACGCAAGCGGCTATTCGGGCGGGGTACAGCGCAAAGACAGCTAACCGCACTGCGTCCGAAAACCTGTCAAAACCTGACATCCAGTCCAGAATTGCCGAACTTAAAGCACAACGCAATGATCTGGTTGGTATAAATGCGACTTACGTCCTGAATCGTCTCGTTGAGATTGACCAGATGGACGTGCTCGACATCCTCAAAGACGACATGAGTCTGAAGCCAGTAAGCGAGTGGCCTTCATCCTGGCGGAGATATCTTAGCGGCTTCGATGTGGCTGAGATGTTTGAAGGCCGCGGGGAAGAGCGTGAAATGGTCGGGCTTCTCAAGAAAATTAAGTGGCCGGATAAAGTCAAAAACCTCGAATTGCTCGGGAAGCACATAGATGTGATGGCTTTCAAAGAGCAGGCCACTCATGAGCATACAGGCAAGAACGGCGGGCCAATCGAAATGGCTACGCTGACCAAAGAAGAGTACAAGGCTGCCCGGCGGGAGATGTTGGAGGATGACGACTGCTGAGCAAAAGGCTTACGCCCGTAAGATTGAATGTGAAGAGGACGGGCTCTATTACGCTCGCTACTTCTTCAAGCAGCGCACCGGCGGCAAGATGATTGTCGCTCCTCACCACAAGGTGATTCAGCAAACACTGGATCGCGTAATTGATGGAGAGATTCAGCGACTGATCATCAACGTTCCGCCTGGCTACACGAAAACGGAACTGGCTACCATCAACATGATGGGCCGCGGGCTGGCGCTCAATAACCGCGCTCGCTTCATGCACCTTTCGTACTCACATAACCTGGCGCTGCTGAACTCTTCCACAGCGCGCGGTATGATCAAGTCGCAGGCCTACCAGTCGATGTGGCCTATGGCGTTGCGTGATGATGCCGACAGCAAGGCTATGTGGTGGACTGAGCACGGCGGCGGCGTTTATGCGTCATCAGCTGCCGGGCAGGTTACCGGCTTTCGTGCCGGTCACATGGAGCCAGGCTGGCAGGGCGCGCTGATTATTGATGACCCGGTTAAACCGGATGATGCTTACTCGGAGATCGTCCGCGACGGCGTGAACAACCGTTTTAACGAGACAATCAAATCACGACTGGCGATCGAGACGACGCCGATGATTGTCATCATGCAGCGGATACATTACCACGACCTGAGCGGCTATCTGCTACGTGGAGGGAGTGGTGAGAAGTGGCATCACCTGAATCTTCCGGTGATTATCGATAACAGTCAGCCATACGCTGCGCAGTACCCTGAAAACACCCACGCTATACCGATTGACCATGGCTTGTCAGACGGCTGGTTATGGCCTTTTAAGCACAATGAATCGCACCGTGTATCGCTGTTCTCGCACCGGCGCACCGCAGAAGCCCAGTACATGCAGAAGCCTCGCAGGTTTAATGCAGAAGGCGCTCTGTGGACAGAGGTGATGATCAGCGCAGCACGCGAACTGCAAATTCATCACGATAAGGTTCGCACTGTCGTAGCCATTGACCCACAGGCAACAAACAGCGATGAAAGCGATGAAACAGGCATTGTCGCTGCCAGCTCATATGGTTCCGGTGACAAAAAGCAGTTCTCTGTGGATGGCGATTACAGCGGTAAATATTCACCTGCTGGATGGGCCAAGAAAGCCATATCGGCTTATGAGCAACACGAAGCTGACGCGATAGTTATTGAGACGAACCAGGGCGGAGATATGGCGGAGGAGACACTCCGCAACGCCGGGTTCAAAGGTCGAATCATTCGTGTCCATGCCAGCAAAGGTAAGTATGCCCGCGCGGAGCCGATATCGGCGCTCTACGAACAGGGGCGAGTGGCAAATCACGGCAATCTCTACGTGTTGGAGAACCAGATGATGGAATACATCCCCGCCACCGCGAAGAAATCACCTGACCGCCTCGATGCGATGGTTTACGCACTGACTGAACTGAATGGATCGCAACCTGTGGGGATGATGATTCCGAAACGCCTTCGCTAACCAAACGGACAAACCATGACTGACAAATTAACTCTCGCCGTCAACCATGCGTTGAACGATGCGCGGATGGCGCGCGCCCGTATGGGGCTGATGGCGCCAACGATGGGGCTGGATAATAAGCGCCATTCCGCATGGTGCGAATATGGATTCCCTGAGCAGGTAACCTACGAAAACCTCTATGCCCTGTACCGCCGTGGCGGTATCGCTCACGGTGCAGTTGAGAAGCTAGTGGGCAAGTGCTGGCAGACGAACCCGGAAATCATCGAGGGTGACGATGCCGACGAGAGCGAAAACGAAACCGCCTGGGAAAACAAGTCAAAGCAGGTATTCAACAACCGGTTCTGGCGCTCATTTGCCGAGGCGGATCGCCGTCGCCTTGTCGGTCGTTATGCAGGCATCCTTCTGCACGTCCGCGATGAAAAAGACTGGAACCTTCCGGTTACCAAAGGGCGAGGGTTGCAGAAGGTTTCCGTGGCATGGGCCGGATCGCTAACGGTGAGCGAGTGGGACACTGGGCTGAACTCGAAGACTTACGGTCAGCCGAAAATGTGGCAGTACGCCGAACGCTTGCCGAATGGTTCAAGTCGCCGCGTCAATATCCACCCCGATCGCGTTTTCATCCTTGGTGATTACTCAGACGATGCTATTGGCTTCCTTGAGCCAGCTTATAACGCCTTTGTGAGCCTGGAGAAGGTAGAGGGCGGGTCTGGTGAGTCATTCCTGAAGAACGCCGCTCGCCAGTTAGCACTTAGTTTCGACAAGGAAATCGACTTTGGCAGCATTGCATCTATGTACGGCGTTGAAGTAGATGAGTTGCAGGATAAATTTAATGACGCTGCACGCGAGATGAATCGCGGCAATGATGTGCTGCTTTCTCTCCAGGGGGCCAGCGTAACCTCCCTTGTTTCTCCGGTTTCTGATCCGTCTCCAACCTATAACGTAAACCTGCAAACAGCCGCCGCAGGAGTTGATATTCCTACGCGTATTCTGGTTGGTAACCAGCAGGCTGAGCGGTCCAGCACTGAAGACCAGAAATACTTCAATACTCGCTGTCAGTCTCGCCGTGGCGACCTGTCATTCGAGATTGAGGACTTCTGCGACAAGCTGATCGAATTAAGCATCCTCGATCCGGTCAGTCAGAAGACCGTTATCTGGGACGACCTCAATGCGCAAAGCGACAGTGAAAAACTGGATGCCGCTCAGAAGATGTCGCAAATCAACAGCGCTTCCATCGGCACGGGTGAGCAGGTGTTTACTGGTGAAGAAATTCGCGTGGCCGCCGGGTATGAGGGTTCGCCACAACCGCTTCCAGAGGTAGATGATGACGAAGAAGAAAGCGAAGTCGCCGATACTTCCGGGAAACCTTAAAGACCCGACGGGCGCTGACCGCCTTGAACGCGGAGCAATGAACGAGTTCGCCAGGCGAATGAAGCGCATTGGCAAAGCCTACAAGGACATTCTCGACCGCATTCCTGCATCACCATCAGTAAACCAGCGCTACACCTTCGATCTAGACTCCACACAGTTATCAATGCTCCTCAGCAATGCCTCATTGCTGGTGGATGAGATTTTGGGGGCAGATAACGAGACGGGGTTCTGGTTCTGGGCTGATTACGTCAACCCGGCGTATCAGCGCGGCACGGCGCAGGAGTTTGCCAATCTGGCACAGCAGTCAGCCGTGTACGCTGCCGGACAGGAAAGCGTATCGGCAATCCTCCTGAGTGAGCCTTACCGACGCAGGCTGATTCTGGTTCGCGCTCGCACCTTCGAGGAAATGAAGAGCCTCAGCGCCGATGTGAAAGCGGATATGGCGCGGATACTGACCGATGGTCTGGGGCGCGGACAGAACCCGCTGGAAATAGCGAAGCGCATCACTGAGCAGACGGGAATTGAGTCTCGCCGGGCTAATCGTATTGCCCGGACGGAGATTACCACCGCGTTGCGCCGTGCGCGCCTGGACGAAGACGACGAAGCCAGAGAACGATATGGCATCCGTACAAAGCAGATGCACATATCAGCGCTCAGCCCGACGACACGAAGCACCCATGCCGCGCGTCACGCCCATCTGTATACCGCAGAAGAGCAGCGGGAGTGGTGGGCTAAGGATGCAAACAGCGTGAACTGTAAATGCTCCACAATCGCGGTGCTGGTCGATGAAAGCGGCAAGCCGTTAAGCGACACCATCATCGAAAAAGCTCAGAAAACATTTAACACAATGAAAGCCCGTGGCTACCAATGGGCTAAGGGTTAACTCATGCCAATGCAAGTTAATGTCACCTCGAAGGTGAACAGTAAGGCCATCCGGCGCGAACAGCACAACGGACGCGAGCACTGGGTTGTTCCTTCCTACACCCTTCCGGCGAACGTGGTCATGAACGGCGGCCTGTATCCGGCCAGTGAGATTGACCAGCACTACAGCGGCCTGGAGGGGACGCTGGCACCGCTTGGACACCCACAGGTCAACGGTCAGTTTGTTTCTGCTTTTAGTCCTGAAGGGCTGAATGTGGGTTACGTCGGGGCATGGAACAAAAACGTCAAGAAGTCCGGCAACCGCGTCTACGTCGAGAAGTGGATCGACACAGAAGTGGCAACGCGCACGGATGACGGAAAGCGCCTCCTTGAGCGTCTTGAAGCGCTGGAGAAAGGCGAGGATGTTCCGCCAATCCATACCAGCGTTGCCGTATTCCTGGAGGAGCTTGAAGCGAACGATGAGCAGAAAGCTCAGGGGGCTTCATGGGTTGCGAAAATTCACGCGATGGACCATGACGCAATCCTTCTGGATGAGGTTGGCGCAGCTACGCCAGAGCAGGGGGTAGGGATGATGGTGAATGCTGACCTTGCCACGCCACTGAAGGCTAATTCCGGCGCTCTGGTGGGAGAAACATATCGCGAGCGCGAGCGCCGACTGGAGAAGGCTGCGAAAGATAAATTCGCTCCCGGCGAGAAAGAATACGCCTGGGTGGCTGATTTCACTGACTCACAGGCCGTAATCATCCTCAACAATGGCGATCCGAAGGTTTACGGATACAAATCTGAGGGCGGAAAGATTGTCTTTGACGATACCGGGACAGAGGTTCAGCGCCAGAGTTCATGGGTTTCCGTCGTCAACAAGCTCAAATCATTTTTCACACCGCAGGAACAGCCTGCACCAAACCACAAAACGGAGGGCGACATGCCTTTAACCAAAGAAGAACTGGAACAAATCGGCAGCATGGTTAGCGAGGCCGTCGCCACCAATACCGAAAAGGCTATTAAGCCTCTGGCGGAGAAGGTTGATGCGCTACAGGCCAACCAGGACAAGCTGACCGAAACCCTGACCGCCAACTCCCGCGCCGAAGAGAAATCGAAGCGTGAAGCGGTCGCAAAAGTTCACGGCGAAATCGTGGCCAACGCGCTTTCTGGCGAAGCGCTGGACGCGATGTTCAAAACCATCGGTGAATCCGCGCCGCTGGGCACTAACTCTGCGCAACAGCAGAAAGAAACCGGTGCGCCGAACCCTGACGAATACTTCAAGAAATAAGGAGCCAGACTAATGGCACGTTATCGCCGCGTTAATATCGACGGTCAGTCTCTGTACAAGACCGAAACCCGCGCCGCCGCCGCAGCACTGCTGCCTGGTACGGCTGCTGTTATCAATGGCGACAATCAGTTTGCGCAGGCAACCGCGCTTACTGGTCGCATCTACATCATCGACGTGGCCTATCATCAGGGCTTGAATATCACAGAGGCCGTTCCCGCTGGTGATTCCGCTGTAGGCAACTACGTCGAAGAAGGCCGCGAGCTGGCGCTGCTCTGCGTCGCCGGAACCTACGCCAAAGACGACCCGATCAAGCTGGGCGCAGATGGTAAGTTCACGAAGGCAACGGCGGATACCGATTCGGTGATCGGCTACAGCCAGGATGATGCAACCATTGCCGCCAGCACTACCGATTTCATCCGCGTGCGCATGCGCGTTGGCACTGTAGCTGCACCGGCAACCGGCGGCGGCGAGTAAAGGAGAATAAGAATGTATTTTACCCCCGAAACACTGGCTGCTAACAGCCGACTGCGCGGGCACTGGAATGAGCTGTGGGCCAACCGCAACATCTTCAACCATCATCACGACATGATGGTTAACTCATATCGCCAGAGCATGACTCCGGAAATGCTGGCAGCTAACGCTGTAGGTGGCTTCGCCCGTGAGTTCTGGGCCGAGATTGACCGCCAGATTATCCAGATGCGCGATCAGGAAATTGGCATGGAAATCGTCAATGACCTGATGGGCGTGCAGACTGTGCTGCCTATCGGAAAAACCGCGAAGCTGTATAACGTGTCTGGCGATATCGCTGATGACGTTTCTATCAGCATCGATGGCCAGGCGTCGTATTCCTTCGACCACACGAACTTCGGTTCTGATGGCGACCCGATCCCGGTATTTACTGCCGGTTACGGCGTCAACTGGCGTCATGCTGCTGGCCTGAACACTGTTGGTATCGATCTGGTTCTGGAGTCTCAGTCCGCGAAGATGCGCAAATTCCACAAGAAGCGCGTCAACTTCTATCTGAACGGCGACTCCAGCATTGTTGTTGATGGCCTCCCAGCTCAGGGAATGAAAAACCACCGCAATACGCAGAAGATCAACCTGGGCAGCGGGGCGGGCGGCGCCAATATCGATCTCACCACCGCAACCCCGGCTCAGTTGCTGGCCTTCTTCGGCCCGACCGGACCGTTCGGCCTGACGGCTCGCCGCAACAAAGTTACCGCTTACGACAAGTTGTGGGTCAGCCCGGAAGTGTGGGCAAACATGGCGAAGCCGTATCTGGTAGACATCAACACCGGCACCAATGCCCTGTTGAGCGGAACCGTTCTGGATGCGATCAGCAAGTTCATTCCTGCGAAGTCCCTCCAGATGTCCTACGCGCTGTCTGGCAATGAGTTCCTCGCCTATGAGCGTCGTCAGGACGTGATCTCACCGCTGGTCGGTATGGCCGTCGGCGTTGTCCCTCTGCCACGCCCGATGCCTCAGTCGAATTATAATTTCCAGATTATGAGCGCTGAGGGCTTGCAGATTAAGAAAGACGGCGAAGGCCTGTCCGGCGTGGTCTACGCCGCCAACCTGGCATAAGGAGAGCGACATGGCTAAATACCAGGTAATCAAAGCATGGCATGGCGTGAGCGTCGGTGATGTGGTTGAAATTGAGAAACTGCATCCTGCGCTGAAGCCTCATGTTATGAAACTCTCTGATGCGGCATTAACTCCGGCGACGCCAGAGGCTGGCACGGATGTGAAATCCCGAAAAGAGATTATCGCAGCGCGCCTGACGGAGCTGGGTATCGAGTTTAAAGGCAACCTCGGGGCTGAAAAGCTCAGTGAGCTGTTGCCGGATGGCGAACTCGAAAAGCTTTTCCCTGCTGAATAACAGCCGCCGCCAAGGCGGTTTTTTTATGCCCCGCTCCGGCGGGGTGTTTCATGGAGTCGACAATGGTAACTCTCGAACAGGCGAAGGGGTATTTGCAAAGTCAGGGCGTTTCCATTCCCGATTTTGTTCTTCAGGCTCTCGTCGACCAGGCTAACAGCATTCAGGAGTGTCTCGATGCGCATTATCCGGCATCAGTCGCGCTGCTGATTCAGCTCTATCTGCTGGCGCTTATGGGGCTGGCGCAAGGCGACAAGTATATCAGCTCGCAGACTGGCCCTAATGGTGCGTCACGCTCATTCCGGTATCAGTCGTTTCCCGATCGATGGAAAGGGGCGCTGGCACTGTTGCGCGTCACCGATAAACACGGCTGCGCTAATGACCTCATCCCTCCAGACCCGACCAATACAGCTTTTGCTGGCATATGGATTGCCAGGGGTGGTTGCATGTGTGGCGGGGGTCGGTAATGGCCTGGATATCGGTTAAGAAGCGGCTGCCGGAGCCTTTTGTCAAAGTCTGGGTGATGACCGACAGTGGTAAGCGCGTTACCGGATACGTCAAAAGCAACGGTGACTGGTATCTGCTGTGCCGGAAGGTTGCGGCGGAGAATCCGGAGGTGATCCGGTGGGAGGATAACGGTGTCTGAAACAGCCGCATGGAGCTATACCAATGTTGCCACTGTTTACCCGCGCGTCTACGACGACTGGAACAGCACCTGGACAACCGGAACCCCCTACCTGATTGACTGCACCTGGACGGCAAACAATGAGGTTGCGGTAGATGCCAGCGGGAAAGAGTTCACCACGAACCTGATTTTCTTCACTGAACTGAAGCGCAATGGCATCGATGCGACCATGCCGAAGCGTGACTGGTATATCGCCAGAGGTGACACAACATCTCAGGCCGATCCGCTGAAAGCTGGTGCAAACGTCATCAAGGCGGTGACGGAATGGGATATGTCACCATTCGGCGAGGAGCCAGACTACAAAATTCTGACGTGAGGGGATCATGCCCGTTAAAGGTATCAAGCGTGTTCAGATAAACACCCGCAAGGTGCTGGCAGAAATTGCCGGGCCACGCACAGAAAGAGTGCTGACTGAGGTCATGATTGTCGGATCGTCTCACGCCGCGCTACTTACTCCCATTGACACATCCACGCTTATCAACAGCCAGTACAGAAAGCTTGAGCCAATGCCCGGCGGGATGCAGGGAAAGGTCGGGTACACGGCTGTATACGCTGCCGCCGTTCACGGTATGTCCGGGAAGCTAAAAGGTCAGCCGCGTGAACACTTCGGAAGAACTCGCGCTGGAAAAGAATTCGGCGGCGGCACGGGGAAGGGGAACTACTGGGATCCCGATGCCGAGCCGGGGTTCCTGACCAAAGGCTTTGAGCGTGACGGTCTCAACGAGATTAAGGCCATCATCAAGCAAGGGTACAAAGTATGACGCGTAGCGAAGTGTATGACGCGCTGAGAGCGTGGTTGCAGTCGCATGGCTTTGATGTTGGTTATCGCGTCCAGAAGCGATTCTGGAATGAGTTGGAGAATACCGAGGGGGAAAGATACCTTGTCATCCAGCAGAACGGTGGCGGCAAGCCAGAAGAAGCGATAACCCGCGATTATTTCCGCATCCTCCTCCTGTCAGGCCAGAACGACAGCAATATTAACGAGATTGAAGATCGCGCCGACGCCATCCGCCAGGCGATGATCGACGACTACATAACCGAATGCATCATTTCGATGCAGCCAATAGGCGGCATCACCGCCATCCAGACCGAAGAGGGGCGTTACCTCTTCGATATTTCCTTTCAAACCATCATTTCCAGATAACACGGAGATAAATCACTATGGCGTGTGAATCGGGCGCTTTTACCGGGCGCGACGTCGTCGTTTATTACGCGATTGGATGCCCTGAAGTACAACCCACCGCCAGCGCTTACCGCCGACTCGGCATGATGCGCGGCAAAACAGTAAATGCAGAGTGGGAAACCGCAGATGCGACCGGCGACATGAGCGCTGCATTTACGCAAGAGAACCTCGTTACTTACAAGAACATTTCGTTCTCTGGTGACGGTGTGACCCGCAAAGAGGATGTTTATGCGCAGAACGCGCTTAAGCGTCACGTCTACAACCCGCCAGCAGAGACCAGCAACCAGCCGTATGTATGGTTCAAGATCATCTCTCCGAACGATATCACCGAAGGGCCGTTCATGGTGACATCATGGGGCGATGAGGCGCCGCACGACGACGTTGCCACCTGGTCTGTCGAAGCGTCCAGTGCCGGTCAGGTTGACGTGCGCGACGTTGGTGCAACTATCACCATCACTACCCAGCCACAGAATCGCACGCTGACCGTTGGCGATACGCTGAACCTGTCGGTGGCTGCGACTGTGTCTGACAATTCAGCACTGACTTACCAGTGGAAGAAGGGTGGTAGTGACATCTCTGGCGCAACATCAGCAACATTCACCAAAGCAAGCGTGGCTGCCGGTGATGCCGGATCATACAGTTGTCAGGTGTCTTCCTCCACAGCGGGCAGCGTGACGTCCGGGTCTGCTACGGTTGTTGTCAACGCAGCGTGATATCATGGGGCTTCGGCCCCTTTTTTTTGAGAGGTTTCATGAAAGCAATAACCGATATCGGCCAGGCCGTTGTCCGCGCCAGTGGCAAAGAGGTATTCCTCAACCCTTCATTCCTCGCCATGTCTCGCATTGGGTCGCCGGAACAGATTGTTGATGCTTTCGTGAAGGTTCATGCCGGGCATTATCCGAAACACCGCATCGCTGATATCCAGACTCTGAAGGCTGTCAACGCTCGCTGCTTTGCTGAAATGGCAGCGTCGGCTGCCAGCATAGTCCGGCATTGCTCAGAGGGTAACATTGCAGGGGTGATTGGTTCGTACTCGGTGAACGCGGCAGGACGGCTGCTGTTCAAGCCGGGAGCCATTCCGATCGAGGATGTTATCCACCTTGCCCGCCACCTGATTCTGCATGGCGTAATGGGCGACCAGCCACCGGAAGAGTTCGAAGGCAAGAAGGGCGAATACAGCGATAAATTTGATGTCCGGTCATTCGTATACACCGCTGTTGCTCACCTCGGCATGAGCGAGTCAGATGCCTGGAACATGACAATGACCAGCTTCCGCGCCGCCATGAATGCCAAGTTCCCGCAGAAAGAGAAAGCCAGAGTGCCGACTCAGGAGAAATACGACGAGGTTATGGACTGGGCCGAGCAAATGCTGGCTATCGACGCGCAACGGAACGGACCGCATTAACCATATATATGAGGAAAAGGTAATGAAGCGAGTAAAAGTTGAATTCTCATCCGGTGGCATTGTTCTCAATAATGCTGAGTTTCAGGTGTTGCAGGGTGATCGCGTACTGATTGAGGACTCTTTATCAGGGAAGATTTCTGGTGTGTTCATCCGTAATTACGATGTAAGCGCTGATGGCGGCCCTGTGTCGTGTCGGTTCACTAAAGGTGATATCCCAGGCTTGAATGTGACTGCGACTCTATGCTGAGCCAATGATCCTTGCCTTACCCATTAGCGGAGAAATAACATGCAACCTGGTTAACCAAGGAGATATGCATGTTTGTAGCAGATGGATTGAAAGTAGACCCGGATAACAAAGGGTGGGTCTTGGGTTGGGGCGTGGTGCGCACTTCGCCCTGGCACCTTGTCGGTGTATATGCCACAAAAGATGTTGCTGAAACGAAAGCTGCCAATTTAGGCGTCGGGTACGATGCCGCTTACGGTAGCCATCGAGTTGGCAGCGATGACTTTGTGACCAGCACGCGTTTTCTGGAGTAAAGGTTAAGCCCACTCAGGTGGGCTTTTTGTTATGCTTCTCAGCAATGCCTTTGTAATCAACAACCTTATTAAAATAATCCTGCACATCAAAGCCAGTGGCTGCCTTGATATGCTGCTTTAATAGGGCGATCTGCTCCTCGGCTAATTCTGAGTATCTTTTTTGAATTTCTATATAACTTTGAAGAACTTGAACCTCGGTTTTTAGCGCTTCAATCTGCTTTTCATGATCGCCAGCTGTTTGCGAATTATTGCCACTAATGGATTCCTCAAGGATTTGTACAATCTCTGCATTCATTGAGCGGCCGTTGGCCTTGGCTTGGGCCTGAATCTTTTCTTTCAGATCATCAGGAATTCTTACCCCCAAGGGGGCTATTAAGCTTGCGCCTTTCATGCTACATCCTCGCTATCTTTAATCTACATAATGTAGTGGAAAAGAAGTTGACAGAATAGACACATGATGTAATCTTAAGTCTACATTATGTAGTTTCCACTCGAGAGGTAATCATGGAACAAGCACGCAATATCCCACCAACAGGTATCCGATTCCCGGAGCATTTGAAGGAAATCATTAAGAAGGCAGCAAAAGAGGAAGGGCGCTCGCTGAACAGTGAAGTTATCAAGCGTATTGAGCGGAGCCTGAGAGAAGATGGTTTTATCAAAGCGTAAAAACGGCGAAGCCCCAGCTACTTGCGATAGCCAGGGCCTCTTATCGAACAAATCCGGCAAGGAAAATATCGACATGAATATTGTACATAACAACGAATTAACTTTCCAGAATATCAACTTTGCCTACATGGAAATGGCAGGTCAGATCTGGCTGACTGCTGCGGAAGTCGGTCAGGCACTTGGTTACTCAGATGATAAGGCCATTCACCGCCTTTACCGCAAGCATGCTGATGAATTTACAGTAAATATGACAGGGGTGGTTAAAGTGACCACCCCTGGAGGATTGCAGGATTCTCGCGTTTTCTCACTTCGCGGTGCGCATCTGATGGGCATGTTCGCCCGCACCACTGTGGCCAAAGAATTTCGCCGGTGGGTGCTGGATGTCCTCGACCGCGAGGTGGCGCAATCTCCAATCGCGAAGCAGTTCACCGACGATGAATTATGCACCCTGGCATATCTTTGGCGTTCGGCTGCGGTGATGTACGAGGCGTGCCGAGAAGTACATCCTCTACTGTTGGTTGCCGAGCATCGACTGCTTCCTAGGTTTAGCTCTATTGGCACAAATTACAACAGGGGGATCAATAAGGCTCGCGCCATTCTTAAGCGCGAAACAGATCACATCAAAGAACAACCATGGGGAGATAGTGACTGGAAAAACGTCTTCTCATACGGGAAAGGAATTTTGCAGTGATGCAAATAGAAAAGCCGACAGTTCGCACCTGCCGGCTTCCATTGAAACTTGTCAAAAGGATCCAACCAATGACAAAAGTAAGTTTACCAGGTAACGGGCATCTCGTCGAGAAAACCATTGATAGTCAGTATCTGCTGGAGATGGTCAATGACGCCCGTAAGCAGTGCGGTGAGAAGATGGTGCGCAACAATGACTTTGTTGAGCGCATCAAAGACGAGTTGGAAGGGGAGTTTTACGAAACTTTCGTAAAACCTGCCGGAAAGTCTGGCGGTCGTCCTGTCGAGGTCATCGGCATGTCCATCAAGCAGGCTCTCCGCGTGGCCGCCCGCGAATCGAAAGCTGTTCGTCGCTCTTTGGTCGATAAGCTGGAAGATATGCAGGCGCTCCCGGTAATGCCGAAAAGTAATACCGGTATCACCGAATACCGCCTGGCAAAAGCGGATCAGTTGAAAGCCCAGGCACTGGAGAAAAATATCGCCAGCGCCCGTGAGATTATGTCTCTTCTTCCTCGCCTGGATCCGATGGCTCACCAGACGCTGGCGGCATCACTGATTAACCCTCTGATTGGTTACGACGCAATCCCGCTGCCAGTGATTGAGGAGCATTACCACACCGCCGGGGAAGTTGGTGAAATGCTTGGTGTATCAGCTCAGAAGATTGGGCGCGTAGCAAACGCAAACAACCTTAAAACTGAGCGGAATGGTAAGTTCTTCCTGGACAAATCCGCACACTCCAATAAGCAGGTTGAAGCGTTCCGCTACAACGCCGAAGGCGTGAAAACTCTTCGTCATCTGATCCGTGGAGCTGACGTGGCGTAGGTATTTCGATTTCCGCAACACCTTAATTCAAACCCGCTTAACTGCGGGTTTTGTCGTCGCTATGGATATAAGATCAGTTTATGGCGCAATGCCACGCATGATAGATTCATGGAAATACATTTCGTGGTGAATCAGCGTGGAAGACGAAAAACAGCGCCAAATGCAGCTTCAACTGACCCTTCAGCGACGGCTGGAGAAAGTCACTCCAGAGCTATTCTCTGAATATCTTTTCGAACGCGGCGTCAAAACAGTCATATGCCCAATTTGTGGTAGTGATGATATTTCTATCCCTAACGCCAGTTCGATGACTGTAGGGCCTGAAGGGTGCGAAAGCAGCACTTATGCCATCCCAGTCAAACTCGACACAGAAGGGCCACCATACTCATTGGTGAAATATGAGTATCGATTGATATGCAAAAACTGTGCGTATTCGATGCATTTTGCAACGTGGCCGGTATTGAAATGGGTGGAGCAGAAACTTTCAGATTCAGGGAAAGGGACTAATGAATAGCAAGATGGATGACAATATTCACGTTGTAGACTTCCCAAAACATGGTGGTGGCGGTAGCGGCGGTGACGGAGGCGATATGTACACACGCGAGAGACTTGCAAGACTTGAAGCCACAGACGAACTGCGAGAGCGAAACATCCGAGGTATTGAATCCGAGCTGAAAAGCATCAACCAAAACCTTTCCTCAATGGAAAAGCGGTTCATTGATAAGATCGACGACAACCAAAAATGGCTGGTTGGCCTTTTGGTATCGGCAATACTTGTTCCCTTGTTCATTGCCCTAGTCACCAAGTGACATGTAACTAGTTTTGCCCACGCTCCGATCCCTGCTAGGATTCCCTCATCTTTTACCAAAGGGGATAGGGATATGAAGAGGCTCTGGTTGTTATGTTTATGCGCATCACTTTTACCATCACTAGCGATCGCCAGTGAAAAAATGAAGCCAAAAGACATTAAGTGGCTACAAGGGTTTCCTGAAACCAAAAACATTGGCTGTGATTTTTACGAGGATAGCTCTTATTCAGCGACTGGGCGTGAAGGCCTTGAGTTCAGCCCGTCATCTCTCAAAGAAAAAAAATTGCGCCCTGATAGTCAGATAACTTGTGATTTATGGGCAAAATCTGATGATATCAAAACGCCTGTATTGCATGTTTCAGAGGAATTCACAATTGATGGAGTGAAGGTTCACGTTTATCACTCTGATGCGTCGGGCACTATAGGTAAAGATTATAATGACAAGAGCGCTTGGAACTCAGCCTGTAAGACCGATGCAATGTCTGACGAAGTGACTTGTTATGTAAGCCACAAAAGCTTTTATGTTTTCAGAGATAAAGCAGGCTACAACGTGCTTGTTGGTGGCGAACATTTCCCGGGTACTCTTGCTTACGTAAGAATCGGCAAGGACAAGCCTATTGCATCAGGCGAAGGCGGAGTTTTTTCATCCAGTGATTCCGTTAAGATTATTGAGTCAATTGACAAACAGAGCTCAGTATCTACTCGATATACAAGGTGGCCATACGAAAGCCCGGTCGATGAAAAACTTGATGTGAAATATTTCCGACAAGCAAAGGCGGTCTTAGATCTGATCTATGACAACCATATTTGAATAATAATCATGATAAAAAACCTCGCTCCGGCGGGGTTTTTTATTGCCCGGAGAAAATGAAATGGCCGAGAACGTAGGCGATATTGAATATGTAATTAAGGCTGATACGGCTCAGTTGCTACGCGCTGACAAGCAGGTGCGGAACGTAACTGACGGCATGGAAGGCGGGTTCAACCGCGCAGACAAGGCAGCTTCATCGCTAACTTCATCCTTCGGCAGCCTAAGCCGGGTTGCCACTTCTCTTATGGCAATTTTGTCTGTGCAGCAGGTCGCTCAATACGCTGACGCATGGACGACTCTGAACAACAAACTGGCAAACGCCCTTCGGCCTAGCGAGCAACTTGTTGACGTTACTGAGCGAGTATTCAACATCACACAGCAAACTCGCGGCAGCCTCGACGCTACAGCTTCTTTGTATGCAAGGCTGGAGCGAGCAACCAGGGAATATGGAACCAGCGCTGATGATCTGGCTAAGCTGACTACCATCATTAACCAGGGCTTTGTGGTCTCCGGTGCGACCGCTCAAGAAGCAGAAAACGCTATTATCCAGTTGTCTCAGGGGCTGGCATCTGGTGCGCTGCGCGGTGAAGAATTTAACTCAGTGAATGAGCAGGGCAACCGCCTGATAGTGGCGCTTGCTGACTCAATGGGGGTTGGCATTGGACAGATGCGCCAGATGGCCGCCGCCGGGAAGTTGACTACTGATGTTGTGGTTAAGGGGTTGCTTTCACAGGGCGTGACGATCGGCAATGAGTTCGCCAATACCACCACAACTATCAGCCAGGCCTTGCAGGTTGCCAGTAACAATATCACCAAGTTCTTTGGTGAAAACTCCACAGTGAAAACCGGCACGGCGATTTTCAACGATGCTGTAATCAGCGTCAGTGAGAACATCGGTGCTCTTAGTGCCATCCTGACCGCTACTGCTGCTGTAATGGGTAGCCGCTACGTTGGCGCACTGACAATGGCTACAGCTGCGAAGGTTAAGGCCGCTGTAGCTGCAAGAAATCAGTCTGCTGTTGAAATGCAGGCGGCGCAAGCCGTTGCAAATAAAGCTGCCGCCGACCTCCGCGCAGCCGCTGTCGCAAAAGAACGGGCGCTGGACGAGATCCGCCTTGCGGAGATGATGAAGCAGACAGCGGTTAGTGCGACGAATGCCGCCGCTGCCGAGCAACGCTTGTCTGTCGCCAGGGTAGCGGCTACTGCTGCTGTTGCAAATTACAATCGAGCATTAGTAGCAAGTAACGCAGCTCAAGCGGCAGCATCATCCGGGGCTGGTCTGGCAAGCAGGGCTTTAAGATTGATAGGTGGGGCTGGTGGCGCAGCGATGCTCGCGGCCAGTGCGATTATATATTTCTCTCAGCGAGCCAAAGAGGCCAGAGACGATGCCAATAACCTGGCGGATAGCGTCAACGAACTGAGCGCTAAGTTCCAGACCATGTCGCATACCGAGTTGGCAGCTACCATTGGCAAGTTAAGCCAGAATCTGCCAACCCTTAGCGATGCGGTAGCCGATGCGCAGAAAGAATTTAACGACGCTGAATATGCGGTAAAAAACTATAACCGCGAAATAGGGCGATATGGCAACACCACAAGAGGGAGAGAGGCAGCAGAAGCATTGTCTGGTGCTCAAAATAGACTTGCAATAGCTACTTTCGAACTTGAAAAAGCGCAAAACAGATTAAGCCAGACCCAGAACGCCATTAATATTGGACAGGCAACACTCAATGGCACCATGCGACAAGGCCTACCGCTTCTCCAGAGAGAAGGCGAGGAAGCGGGTATCACCGCTGGCATGATGGGCAAGCTTGGAGACATGATTAATTTCGCTGCAAAAGCGAAGGAAAAATTCAACTCCAGCAGTTTGATGGTAGAGCGCCCGAAAGATGTTCAGGACTACCTTGATAAACTGCAAGACCAGGTGACGCTTCAGAGCGAACTCAACGATCGCAAGCGTGCGCAGTTGAGGGCCGAGCAGGACATCAGGAAGCTTGGTGGAAGCGAAGCAGATGTACGGCTTGCACGGGAAAGGGCTGCTGCCGAATACGACGCCCAGCAAGCTCAGCAGAAAGGCAAAAAGGAAACTAAAGACGCCACGTCTGAAGCGTCAAAAGCTGCCACAGCAATGCAGTCAAATGCGCAGAAAATTGCAGACTACAAACAAAGAGCAGGTCTTGCTGCAACCACCACGCAAGAGCTATCTCGTGAACAAGCCATCTTGAGGGCTGAGCAGTCTTTAAATAGTAGCGCTACGAAAGAACAAGTAGCTGAAATAAGAAAATATGCAGCGGCTGAATGGGATGCAGCCAATGCGGTTAAGATGCGCCAACAGGCAGAGCAAGGTAAAAAGTTTGCTCAGCAAGAGATAGCTGCATACAAAGTGATGCCAGACGCCCAGACTGGTAACTCTATTGATCTTCTGGCTCAAATCGACCTAGAAGAGCAGCAAAAGCTTGCTGCTCTGGCAAAATATCAAGCCATTGACAAAGAAAATACCCAACTTTACGAGGATGCTAAAACAGCGATTCAGCAACAAGCTGCAAATGAGCGCATTAATATAGCCAGAACGGAAGCTCAGAGGCAGGTTGATGTGGTTAACACCATGCTCAACGGAATTTCTCAGGGATTCGACGGGTTGGCTACTATTATTGCCAACAGCAAAGGCAAGAACAACACAGCATTTAAGGCTCTTTTCGCGATCAGTAAGGGGTTTGCCACTGCTCAGGCGGCTTTAAACCTTCAACTGGCGATTTCTAATGCGATGGCATCCGGACCGTTCCCGTGGAATATGGCTGCAATGGCCCAGGTCGCAGCCGCGGGCGGCTCACTGATATCAAGCATTGCTAGCGTTGGATATAGCGGCGGTCGCCGCTACGGCGGCACAGTATCAGCCGGCAACGCCTATCGCATCAACGAAGATGGCCGCTCTGAAATCTTCCAGACAGCAGGTGGGCAGCAGGCATTCATCCCGAACCAGTCAGGGAAGATTATTCCTGCTGATAAGGCCGGAGGTAGTGGGTCGTTTAATCCTGTAATGAACCTCACGATAAATACTACGGGAGGAATTGGTGATGAGGAGATCGCAAGGCTTCGTAAAGTGTGGAACAACGACATGCTGAAGATGATGGTAGACCAGAGTACTCGTCCGAACGGTTTACTGCAGGGAAGGAGGAAATAAGCGGCATTTAGCCGCTTGTTAATCACTCCGGCTTCAATGTCGCAATGTCGATCATTTCCATTGCTGATTTTTTAATATCCTCAAGGTGATGCGCTAGATCCCCACTAGTTGCAATCATTTCATTAGTCATGTTTTCCGTAATGTCTTTTAAGACCTGCTGCTTTTCAGCATTCATTAAGGCAATCATATTTTGAACCACGATTTTGATCGCCATGATGTCTTTCTGAGCTTGGCTAACATTGTCCATTTTTAAGTCCTTGGTTGATAGTGATTGTCGAGATTTGATTATACAACGGAGGCTAAAGTGCCAGAAACATTCACATGGACACCACAGCGCGCTTACCAGGTTGAACGTACCCCAAACGTAGCCGTTGTTAAGCTCGGTGACGGATACGAACAGCGGCAAACGAAGGGTATCAATCCGCTAATGGATAAATACTCCCTGACCTTTCGGGGAGTAGGCGGCGCCTGTCGGAGTAATTCTGCTAAGGATGCTGAAGCGTTCCTTAAAGCCAGAGGCGCGGTTGAGGCGTTCTACTGGACGCCATCCGATACGGGAGTGCGGAAGCTGTTTGTCTGCCGCTCCTGGAATATGACAAAGACCGGGCCGCTGTTTGAACTGACGGCCACTTTTGAACAAGTACCACGATAAGCCGAAAGGCGGGAGACAGTTATGACTTTAGAACAACGTGTTGAAGAGTTAGAGGCTATGGTTGATTCAATGAAAGCACAGATGGAAGAAGTTATTAGCGCTCACACCTGTGCTTATAATCAAATCACTGCGAAATTAGATCAAATTGCCGTAATTCAAGCTGAACGCAAGGCTTGAATAGCAAGTTTTTCAATCTCACCGATGGTTTTATTCTTTATCTCATCTGGCGCTATATCTAGGTTTACCGAATGAAATTGGTCATTAGGGCCAATCAAATTAGCTTTTAATTTAAATGTATTTCCAGCGACCGCAAAAGAAATAAAGTCAATAGCGTTTAATTTCAATTCTGACATTATTTTTCCTTTATCAGAGGTAATCAGCCATCCCCCTTCGATGGTTACGCCAGTGTCCCACCACTGACGGGCTGAGCTTACACGTTAACCAGGGTTATCAGTAAGCAACATCCTGATATTCAAACAGTAGCCACCACTTGGTGGCTTTTTTTATGGGAGTTTGCCGTGCGCGACATACCAGCCAGTATGATTATTGATAGCGTCGACGCCGGAGTAGGCGCGTTTATCGACCTGTTCGAAGCCGACCTGCAACCCTTTGGCGGAGACCTTATCCGGTTCCATTCCGGCACCAATGGATATTACGGAAATGTGATCTGGAAGGGGAATCAGTATCAGGCATACCCGATAGCAGTCGAAGGGTTCGAGTCAAAGAACGAAGGCACATATGCCCGCCCAACAATGGTGGTGGCGAACGTCACGGGTTTACTGACGGGCATAAACCATGACTTCGACGACATGCTTGGGGTGGTGATCACCCGCCGTCAGGTTCCGGTGAAATACCTGGACGCGGTGAACTTCCCCAATGGCAACCCTGACGCAGATCCGACGCAGGAAGCGGTTTCCCGTTACGTTGTTGAGGAGATGACGGAAGAGACGTTCGAGCAGGTGACCTACACGCTGGCGACACCGATTGACTGCGACAACGCTATCATCCCGGCGCGAACCATTCTTGCCGACGTGTGCCAGTGGCAGTATCGCGGCGTCGGGTGCGGATATGACGGGCCGCCGGTTGCAGACGAGCGCGACAATCCAACCACTGACCCGGCGAAAGATAAGTGCTCTCACCGCCGTAGCGGCTGCCGCTTCCGTTATCCACGACCGGAACCAATGCCAATCAGCAGCTTCCCCGGCTCTCAGAAGGTTTCATGATGCAGGAATTACTCGATTATGCGGCATCGTCGCAGGATGAGGTGTGCGGCTTAATCCTGGATGGCGGGCAGTTGTTCCGCTGTCGGAATGTTCACCCGGAACCTGGAAAGCACTTCCGAATCAGTGATGATGACTGGCTGGCGGCCGAGGAGGCTGGAGAGGTGACTGCGGTATTCCACTCTCACCCAATGAACAGCCCGGTTCTGTCCGGATCCGACCGTAAATGCCAGGTTGCATCGGGCCTTCCATGGGTGCTGGCCTGTAACGGGAAAATCAGAACGTTCAGGCCGTTGGATTACCTTTTGGGGAGGCGGTTCGAGCACGGAGTGACTGATTGTTACACGCTATTCCGTGATGCGTATCACCTGTGCGGCATTGACCTCCCTGACTTCGAAAGGACGAATGGCTGGTGGCTGAGAGGGGAGAATCTCTATCTGAACAACATGTCGCGCAATGGCTTCAATCAAGTATCGCCGGGAGAAGCGCTGCCTGGTGACGTCATCATCAGGCAACCATTCCCCGGAGCTGACCCTTGCCACGCAATGATTCTGCTCGATGACAATATGGTTCTTCACCACGATTGCTCAGGGCATTTAAGCCGGAGAGAGCAAATGCGCCCGGCATACGTTAAGCAGATGCATTCCATATGGAGACATGAACAGTGCTCATCTTTAAATTTGCAGGGCATTTACGCCGACATTTCCGCAAAGTCGAGCTGAGCGTTGATACCCCTGCCCAGGGCATTCGTCTTTTGCTTGCTCAGAATCATGAGTTCAAAAAAGCATTCCTGAACGCCAGAGTAAGAATGCGAGTGGCGGGTGAGGATGTTGAAACGTCTTCGGTGCAGTGGCACATGGATCGGCGCCTGAAGGATGGCTCTGTAGTGCTGTTTGTCCCGGTGATTGAGGGGGCGGGACTTGAGACCAGTACGATAGTTCTCATTGCCTCACTGGTGCTGTCTGCCGCCTCGGTTGCTTACTCCATCTACATGTCCCGGAACATGAAAAGCAAAACTTCAGCGGAAGCGGCCGAAACAAACACCCTCACGAATAACTCGTTTACCAGTGCAGAAAACAGGGTCGGACAGGGACATCCTGTCCCCATACTCCTCGGCGAGATGGAGGTCGGCAGCAACGTAATAAGTCTCGGGATCGACACATCTAATAATTCCGACTGGGAAGAATCAATCAGCTAAGGTGGCGCTATGTCTTCAGGTGGCGGTAAAGCATCAACCCCAAAACTACTCGACGATAACCTCAAATCAAAACAATTCTATCGGGTACTGGATCTGATATCTGAGGGGCCAATCGCGGGCCCGGTGGATCAGGAGCACCTGTCTTCATTCAAGCTGAATAAGACGCCTATCACTGACTCGAACGGTAATGTCAACGTGAACGGCATTAGTGTTGCCTGGCGACCTGGATCGGAAACTCAGGAGCCAATCAACGGCTTCTCTGCAATCGAAGCGACGACCATTGTTAACACTGAGGTCACTTACGATACCCCGCTGGTTAGAACCGTGACAGATCAGGACGTGACCCGCGTTCGTTTTAACATCGGCGTCACCGGGCTCATGGAGCAGGACTCCAAGGGTAATCAGAAAAACACCTCTGTAACGATGGTTATCGAGACCAGAACTGGCTCGTCTGGCTGGGTCATGGAGAAGACGGTGACGATTACAGGGAAAATCTCTGGCGAGTACCTTGAGGCGCACGTCATTGATGCCCCCGACACCAAACCGTTTGATATCCGCGTTCGCCGCATTACGCCTGACAGCAGCAGCGATTTGCTGTCAAACGGGACTGTTTGGAACAGCTACAGCGAGATCACCGACGACAACCTTAGCTATCCGTTCTCTGCTGTTGCCGGCTCAGTCATCGACCGTGACCAGTACACCGACACGCCGAGCCGCACATATCATCTTCGCGGGCTGATCGTTGACGTACCGGATAACTACGAGCCAATTTCCAGAACTTACTCCGGGCTGTGGACGGGGGGCTTCAAAAAGGCATGGACTAACAACCCGGCGTGGCTGTTCCGTGAGCTGGCGAAAAACACCCGATTTGGCCTGGCGAAACGCGCCGGATACATCGATGTTGACGATGGCGCACTCTACATTCTGTCGCAATATTGCGATCAGCTTGTAGATGATGGGTATGGCGGCAAAGAGCCACGCATGACGCTCAACGCCTACATCACAGAGCAGGCGAGTGCGCGAGACATTCTCGACAAGATAGCGAGCATGTTCCGTGGCATTGCGCTGTGGGACGGCCTGCGCCTGTCCGTAATGCTGGACGCTCCACAGGATCCGATTGCGACAATCACGAACGCCAACGTTGTGAATGGCGAGTTCAAACGAAGCTCTGTAAAGCGTTCAGAGAAATACAATGCGGTTGTAGTGTCCTGGACTGACCCCGACAACGGATGGGAGCAGGTGAAAGAGTACGTTTCCGACGATGAGATGATAGCCAAAGGGAACTACAACGAAACCACTCTGGAGGCGTTTGGCTGCACCTCTCGCGGACAGGCATGGCGGGCAGGTAAATGGCTGCTGGAAACAGCAAAGCGTGAAAGCAGCAGACTGTCTTTCCAGATGGCACGCGATGCTATCCACTTCACGCCGGGTGATATCGTTGAGGTCATGGATAATGACTACGCAGGAACTCGCCTCGGGGGGAGAATTGTTTCTCATTCCGGGAGGGTGATAACGGTTGACGCGGTTGATTCCTCGGTAGTAACGGACGGCTCCACTATGTCGATTATGGGGAGGGACGGAAAGTTCTCTCGCTATGAGATTGATGGCGTTAACGGAAACAACGTCACACTCAAAAACGAACCTGAATGGGTGAGGGCGGGAACTGTATTTGCCATTTCAACCGCAAGCGTTGCTATTCGCCTTTTCCGGATACTGAGCGTTGCCGAAACGGAAAACAACTCCGTATACAGCATAACGGCCTCATTGCACGACCCCAACAAACAGGCCATCGTTGACGAGGGTGCAGTGTTTGAAGTTCCCAGCGATACGCTGAACGGCTACCGCGTGCCTAACGTGGAAAACCTGCGAATCCTGAACACAAACACCGAGACCGTCCAGGTTACAGCAACGTGGGAGACGGCAACCACTACTAAAAAGCTGGTGTTTGAGCTGTACATCTACAGTGCTGATGGGAAGCTGGTATCTCAGTACGAAACTGACCAGTTCCGGTATGAGTTTTACGGCCTTGCTGCCGGTAGCTACACGCTCGGCGTTCGTGGGCGCAATGAAAACGGGATGAAAGGCGCCGAAACTCAGGTGAGTCTTATTATAGGCGCGCCAAAGGCTCCTAACTCCGTTCAGTGGATACCTGGCCCACTTCAGGCCACTTTAGTTCCGGTCATGTCTGTTACTGCCACATCTGATACTTCTTTTGAATTTTGGTACGCAGGTGAGACTCCGATTCCATTGTCCGACGACATTGAGAATAAAGCTCAATTCCTCGGAAGGGGGAACCAGTGGACCATCCAAAAACTTAAGTTTGACCATGTTTATTACGTTTATGTTCGAACTCGTAATGCATTTGGCGTTTCAGGATTTGTAGAGGCTTCTGGAAAACCAACAGACGACTTCAGTGATATCACCAATGCAATCCTGGAGGAAATTAAAGAGACTGATACGTTCAAAGACCTGATCGAGAGCGCGGTGGACAGCAGTGGAAAACTGTCAGAACTGGCTGATGCAATCAAAGAGAACGCAGACGGCCTTGCTGCTGCGGTTGG